ACGTTGTTAACTTGCATTGATTTCCAAGCTAGCCAAAACACGTGCTCGATTTTTTGCTCCTCGCCCAACAGCTTTGGCATTCCTTTGCCGTACTGTTGTTCGAAGGCCACAATGACTCGAGGTGTCAGTTTGTATGAAGCCTCGACGCCGTCTGTGGTTTTGACTTTGATTGATAAGCCGTCCATTTGTTCCCCCTTATAGGTTACGTTGTTTTAGTGATAACGCCGCTGATCGGCCAAGTGACCGAGGCAGTGGCTAATTCCCCGACAGCCCCATTGAGCGGGGTCCATTCGGAAACCAAAGCGCTGAAGCTGTATGCGGGATTATTAGCCGACACTGCCCCAGCTACTGGCTTGACGGTGATTGAGACCGCCGTGCCTAGCGTTGGATAAATGACTGACTCCAACGCACCTGATGCGTAGTCCTGGTTGAACTCTAGCGATACGCTGTTGTCAGCCAAGCCCGCAACCCTAGTCCGTGCCGTATTGCCGAACGCAGTTGTCTCAACTATGTCGAAGGTGGAACCCAGGGTAACTGACGTGACATAACTAGACAAGTCAGTCGCCCCAAAGGTTACAGTGACGTTAGTAAGGACTAGGCGTGCCATGAATTAAGCTGTCGTTTTGGTGATAGCGCCGTCAATAGACCAAGTAACGGAAGCAGTGGCCAATTCGCCAACAGCACCATTAAGCGGAGTCCACTCCGACACCAACGCATTGAATGCGTATGACGGGTTGGTTACGCTAGTGGTTGCGCCGTTAGGCTTGACGACTACAGCTGTTGAAGCTGCGCCGATTAATGGGTAGATGGTTGCCTCGACGTTAGAAGTTGCGTAATCTTGGTGGAACTCAATGGTGATTGAGTTGTCAAGAAGTCCTGCAACGCGTGTGCGGGCTGTTGAACCGAAAGCAGTTGTTTCCACAATGTCCTCGGTTGTGCTTAGCGTGATGCTAGCGATGTGGTCGCTTAGGTTTACTGCATTGATTGTACAATATGCGTTTGTGAGTACGATACGGGCCATGTTAGTTACTAGCTCCTTCTGCTTGTGGTTTGGTTAAGGCGTTGCTTGATAGGTGCCCACCGCTGACAAGCGCAGCGATATTGAGTCCAGCTTCTAGCAATTCTTTTTCGGCAACGGTGTCGCCCTTTTTCTTGCTGGGCACCATTAGGGTGTCCGATGTGATTGTGTATTGCATATTAGTCTCCTTGACCGTATACAGTGATTCGATAGCGATAAGACAAGTAGTCGATGTCGCCCGTTTGATAAGTGCCTGACTCTGCAGAAGTGACTCGCAACGCGTCGCAAGCACCACCCAAAGTCCTGTCAGACTCTATGGCTGCCTTGATTGAAAAGTCGCCTGAACCAGCCAGGTACTTGTCTAGTCTGTCCTGTCCAGTACGCTCCGAAAAGCGCTGAACGATAACAAACACATCAAGATTCGCTTGGTCAAGGCCGCGGGCATTGTCTAGGTCAAAAGTAAAATCCAGCTGTCCAACGATTGCACATGGGGGGACGATGACGTCAGGGACTTGGTCGTAGCAACGAAGTCCATCAATGTCGCTTAAGTTCTTTTTGATGCCTTCTCGAATGTCGCTTGGAATCACGCGACGAGCCCGTTCATCTTGCGGAATGGGCGAATTAAGGCTTCAACATCTGGGTCAAGCCGTGATGTTAAACGAACTGTGCCGAGTTCAGGAGTGCCCGCTATGCCGAACGGAGATTGGCGGCGTATAAACAAACGCGAGGCTTGAATCTTGGTAGCCATGGCGATTTCTGCTGGAATTGAAGGCCAACCCCAAACGGCTTGGACTCGAACTGATTGCGGGTAAGCGTAAGGGAAAATGTAGCGGTCGATAGCGGTAATGCGAGTGTATGGCCAACCGCGCCGTGCGTTGTTGACTGGGTCGATTAAGTAATCGCTAGTTGCAAGTATGGTAGTGTAGGTTTGGTCAAAGTCGTCGTCTAGCGCGATTTGATTAAGAGAGACAAAATCGTCTAAGTTGGTAATGTACCAGCTGTCGGGTGTGTAGTAGCGAGTCACTGGGGCAGCTGTGGTGCCGTCCCGATAAAAGAATCTGCCTGTGTAGTCATCAATCATACGGCTAGCAGTTAAAATCGCAGCTTCAAGCCCAGTGTCGTCTTGAATGTCCTCGATTGCGAGTGAGGTCTTCAGATCAGACAGGGTGCAATAGCAGTTGGTTAGAGCCACGTTGTGTCCTTTTCTCTAGCTGTCTTTGTTGAGCTGCCTGTCAATGTGGTGCCTCTCGTCAAGCCAGTAAGTCTTTTGGTGCGGCAAGATAGCCGCGGTGTTTGCGTAGATCGGGAAGCCCAGTTGTCTAATTCTGCGGCAAAAAAGCAGATCTTCACTTATCCACTCGCCGTTGATGGGCCCGTCCCAAAACCAGCACCAGTCGGTGCCTTGATTTGGGTCTGCAGCTTCGCGCATTTTTTCAAGCACGCTGCGATGAATAAGCATGCACCCAGTTCCGCAAGCGTCAACCTCAAAGATCGAGTTGCGCTGGTAATCGTTTAGGGGTGTAAAGCCCTTGGGTGTGTCTTTAAATATTAATGGCACGGGCACAGGGTAAAGGTTTGTGTTAGCGTCCCAAGCCCCAAAGTACAGGCCCGCTATTACTGGTCGCTCTTTGTCGTGTGCAGTGTTGATAAGCTGGTCGAATGCTTGCAACGACAGCTGTTCGTCAGCGTCGATCAGCAAAAGCCAATCGGAGTTGGTGTCGTCGAGAAAAGACTTAACTACTCGGTTGCGCAACTTGCTAAGCAAACCCGAGCCTTTGGTGCGCACAAACGGACCGAGTCTAGAAGACCGCGATTGTGCAAGTTGAATCATGCGAAAGGCGAAATCGCCGTTCACTATGCCAGGGTCACAGACCCCGATAGATACTTTGTGACTTGCTTTCATACTCTCCCCCTAAGAGGTGCAAGGCAAGTGAGTCGGGGGAGTCCCACTTGCCTTGCACTTGTACTTTAGTGCCGTGCCTTCAGACTAGAAGGTCGGTGCTGTTAAGCCTGTTCCTGAGATGATGGAAGCGGCTAATGGATAACGCTCTGCGGTGAACGCTGCGTATCCGTAAACTACGGTCTTGATAGTCAAATTGCCTGGGGCAGTTGCATCAAAGCGTAGTGCGAACGGTGTACCTGGTTGCTCCCATAGGTGCATTTCACGGCTGTCAACCAAGTAGATTTCGTCTTGGTTTGTGCCTGTGCCGTAGGTTGTGCCTACGCTTGCATCTGTGATGATTGGAAGTCCAAGCAATTGATAGCCTGTGTTTGCGTACTGTGCAGCACCAGCTCCAGTTGCAACGGCATTCATTACGCCGTTTGCTGAAGGAACTACCAATGGACGATTTGAACTGTCAACGCCTGCTAGCAAGAATGCTAAACGACGTGGGTGCATAATCCAGTGTGTTGGTGTTGTGAAAACGTTGCTTTGTACTTTCTGCAACGCATCAGCAAGCTTTGGGTAAAGGAGCGCAACAGTTGGTGCAGTTGATGTGAAAGTAACTGCGTTACCGCCTGAGTTGCGAATGCCCTTCATTGTTCCTGAAGTGCCAGCTCCATTTAGAATCTGGTCATCAAGAGTTGTGTGCCATGAACGAACTAGATCTGCTACGACGAAAGTGTCGATGCCAGTTCCGCGCTCGATTGCTTGGCGGCTGAGGTCCTGTTGTCCAGCGATTGTACGCACGTCAACAGTTAACAGTGTGTCATCAGCGTCAGTCTCGCTGACAGCTGCATTTTCAGTTGCCTGAATCGCAGTTGAAGTCCCTGTGGTCATACGGGATATTTCCAACTTCATACCAGCTGTTGGCAAGGTCATCTTGTTGGTTGCGAAATCTGCAGTCGGTCTTCCGCTCCTGGCTAGAGGTGCGGCTAACTCGATGAGATATTGAGGTACCACTAAACCAGCGAAAGCTGAAGTGCCGACATCGCGGCGCTCGATTGCTTCCTCTTTCATGTGGCGAGCAAGGCGCTCAGATGCTGCGAAGTCGTTGCGTACTTGTGCATTGAATGCATCGCGTACGAATGAGTTCTCAGAACCTTGTGCATAGGTGCGTGCCTCTGACACGACCTTGATGCTTGTAGATGCTGGTGTTGCAGCTGGTGCAACTGATGCACGTGCTTCTGCAGCCTTATTGTCTGCGTCTGCCTGTGTCTTTAACTTTTCGATCTTTGTATCGAGTGAACGTGACTCTTCTACGAGAGCGTCAACCTTCTCGGTCTCCTCTGCAGTAAGGTCGGTACGTTCTTCAGCAGCAACTGCTTCTAGAACTGTATCCATTTCTACCTTAACTGCAT